TGGGTCCCGTTGGCGATCCGAAGCTGAATGTAATGGATCCATGAACGAAGACTCCCGTTCATGTAAAGCCGGGATTGTGTCAAGCCTTCCGGGAGAACAACTCGCGCTTGTTCTTTTGCGATTCCATGGTTTATCGCCCATGTGTACGACTTTCGAGCCGAGTCGATCATCTCAAGCTGGCGGCTTGCCCACTCTGTCCTGAGTATCAAATCCATCGTTTCGATGCTGTTTTGGCGATTCTTCGTGTCTTGGAGACGCGCTTCGCGTGTCTCAAACCCAAGCTTCGTTCCGCTGGCGTATCGCTGACTGAATTCCTGGAACGAGAATGAACGATGTCGAAGAATCTGACGTGCGATATCTCGTGTCGTCTGAATTTCGATGCACACATGTACCATTTCGAAAGGGGACCAATGATGATTCTGGGCCAGGTACTTGACGAGTTTTTCGGCGGTCTCATTCGAGGATTGATTTTCTGGGTTTGACACTCGAGCCGTATATGCAATTTGTTCGAGAAGCGTTTTATTGTCCGGTGTGTTTGACCATGAAATAAGGCGTGCAGACATTATGTACACTATGAATAGAATTTTTAGGTGCATCGCGGACCACGCGTGTATAGACGTTCGACGGGCGCTCGGTATCTACGATCGAGTTCAGATTCCGGATGGATTCAGTCTGAGAAATTCTCCAGTTATCTTTCGTCACTTTCCCGAAAAAAAGACAATCATGTACGTCGATTTCCGTCCGATATTTTACGAGTATACGACATTCACAAACTTGGAATTTGCAGATAGTGATGTCATGATTTCATGTGATGTGAATCGCGTGTACCAAGACGAACATGACAATTACGTGTACTTGTGCGAACACTGGTCTGAACCTTTCTATTTTGCCGGATCCCCTGAAGTAATGTAAAGATGTGCACCTATATCAAGGCATGGAGTACGAAAAAGTCACACACGTCGAACACATCCTTCGGCGACCCGATTCGTATATTGGGTCCATCGTTCCGGATGCGTTCGACACGTGGGTATTTCGCGAAGGCGCTTTTACCCGGGAACAAGTGTCGGTCGCACCGGGTCTTTTGAAGATTTTCGATGAAATATTGGTCAATGCTATCGATCAACATACGCTTCATCCGAAAAAGGTGTCGCGGCTCGATGTATCTTTCAATGACAAGACGGTCACTGTTCGAAACAACGGTGACGGTATACCTATCCAGAAACACGACAAGGAGAAGGTCTGGATTCCCGAACTCATCTTCGGACATTTGTTAACATCATCAAACTACGATGACACGAAGGAACGGACGACCGGTGGACGAAACGGATACGGTGCAAAACTCACGAACGTCTTTTCGAAAATGTTCCGGGTCACCGTCGTGTCAGGAGGGAAAAAATACACCCAAGTGTGGACTCGAAACATGAGTCAAGTCGAACCACCGGACATTCGGGACTACAAAGGAAGCGGATACGTCGAGATTGAATTCGAACCCGACTGGACCAAATTTGGTGTCGGTTCGTTTCCGGTCGATTTCAAAAAACTCATCGAACGTCGCGTCTGGGACGCCGCGTCATGGTGTCTCAAAGCACACGTCTATCTCAACAATCAATGTTTGCATGTCGATTCGTTCGAGGCGTACGCAAAGATGCACGTCTCTGGCGTGACCGTTCCGCTAGGCCACGATATCGTCGTCGCGCACTCGGATACCGGAAAGTTCGAACACGTGTCATACGTGAATGGGATCGCCACGACGCATGGAGGGACGCACGTCAATCGATTCGTCAGTCAACTTATTGCCGCCTTACCGATCAAAGTCAGTATTTCACCAGCACAAATCAAGGCATCATTGTTTGTATTCATGCGCGCGACACGTGACAGACCCACCTTTTCAAGTCAAATCAAGACGGAGTGTACGTCCAAGGATACAACGGAGTATACATTCAAACCAGCGAGTATCAAAGCTATCATGGCGTGTGGGCTCTCGGATGATCTGACGGCGCTTCACATGGCAAAAACGGAAAAGGAACTCAAAAAGACGGACGGTTCAAAAAAGTCTCGTATTTTTGGAATCCCGAAGCTCGATGACGCAAATTGGGCCGGAACACACAAGTCGCATGACTGTACGCTTATTGTGACCGAGGGTGACTCGGCGAAAACGCTTGCCGTCTCCGGGTTGAGTGTTGTCGGACGAAACGCATACGGTATTTTTCCTCTTCGGGGGAAGCCTCGGAACGTTCGAGACGCTAGCGTAAAGCAACTGACAGAAAACCAAGAGTTTTCGGATCTGAAAAAGATCCTCGGGCTGCAACATGGCCGTTCGTATACTTCAATCCGAGAACTTCGATATGGTCGCCTGATGATCATGACGGACGCGGATCTGGACGGGAGTCACATCAAGGGTCTGATTCTCAACATGTTTCATCATTTCTGGCCTGAACTTCTTCGACTTGGTTTCGTGGTTGCGATGGTCACCCCTGTTCTCAAAGTCAACACGACGTGGTTTTTCAGCGAGGCCGAGTATGCCTCGGTAAAACCATCCGGCCGTGTCAAATACTACAAGGGTCTCGGAACATCGACGAGCGCCGAAGCCAAGGAGTATTTCAAAATGATCGACCGTTTGACTGTGAAGTTTGAATACGACCCAGACACGGATGGATCGATGACGCTCGCCTTTGCAAAGGCGATGACCGATGCTCGGAAAGATTGGTTGGTTCGCCACATGGAACGCCCTCCACAACCTATTCCGTACGGTCAAACAAAACAAGTGACGATCACAGATTTCGTGCATCGGGACTTGGCACAATTCAGTGCGGCTGATATTCACCGGAGTATCCCTCACGTGATGGATGGGTTCAAACCGAGTCAACGGAAAGTTATTTTCGCCTGTCTCAAAAAGAATCTGACGACCGACATGAAAGTTGCACAACTCGCCGGATATGTCGCTGAACACACGGCGTACCATCACGGTGAAGCGAGCCTTCAAGGCACGATTATTGGTCTCGCTCAGAACTTCGTCGGCGCGAACAACCTTCATCTGCTCGAACCGAGCGGTCAGTTTGGAACCCGGCTCATGGGAGGAAAGGATTGCGCGAGCTCTCGTTATATTTATACACGTCTTGCACCGTACACACAGAAGATTTTCGACTCACGTGACGACGCCGTCTTGAATTACGTCCTCGAAGATGGACAACATGTCGAACCCGAGTGGTATGCCCCTGTGGTTCCGATGGTTCTCGTGAATGGCGCCGAAGGAATAGGAACAGGATTTTCATCGTACGTTCCGCCATACAATATAGAAGATATCAAAAAGAACATTCGAAATGTTTTCTATGAACTTCCACTCGTCCCGATGATTCCATTTTTCAAAGGGTTCACGGGAACGATCGAAAAGAAGAGCGAACACACGTGGGTCCTCCATGCGAACGTTCAGAAAGAAGGGAGTTCGTGGGCCGTGACGGATCTTCCACCGGGGAAATGGATCCAGGAGTACAAAGAGCACCTCGATGAGTGTATGGAGAAAGGCACGGTTCAAAAGTACGAGAATCACTCCACGGAGACGACAGCGATGTTCCGTGTATGGTCCGAGGAAAAGCCTGAAATTTCAAAAGTTATTCACACATCGAACATGTATTTGATGACACCTTCCGGAATCAAAAAGTTTCAGAGTCCGGAGGCGATCCTTCTCGAATACATCAACGTTCGTACGCTCATGTACGAGAAACGGAAGGCATACCTTTTGAAAAAGTTACGAGATGAACGAAAGATCCTCGAATTGAAGGCTCGATTCATCCTTGATGTGATCGAAGAACGGTTGGTCGTGTTCCGACGCGAACGAAGCGATCTCGAAACGGATATGGAACGTCGGGGGTTCCCCCGTGATCTTTTACATACCAAGACGTATGAATATACACGCGATGAAGTTGCGAAACTTCAGGCGCGGATTCAAGAGTACCACGACGAAAGCACCACACTCGGAGGCATGTCTGTGATTAATATGTGGGAACAAAATCTGAACACTTTGTAGGAGAATGGATACATTCATAGTATTCCTAGAAAAAATTACGTCACTTACGATCCAGAACGCAATACAACAAGTACAGGCATTTATAAAAGCCAATCCCCAGCTTATCTCGATCGCACAATTGCTTTTAAGCTTATTACAGCGACCAACGACACAGACGACGCAACAGGCGGTCCAAGAATTCACATCATCCAATCCATATTCGTTGCGTGGGTTCTACGGTCCGGCCGATGTTCAAGATGGTTCCTTTATGGTCTATTTCACAGACCAGACGAAACTTCCGATATCGAACGGGTGGGTGATCACAGGACTTCCGAACATTCTCGGAAACGTCTCTGTCACTCAGTATAACTCGAACGTATACGGTGACGTCGTCATCAACCCGGGTCCGCCCTCCATTTCCTTCCCCTATATTTCGAACGCTTTTGTCGTCTCGGATGCGCCGAACGATGTGACTGTTCCAAGTTCGATCGTACGTCTGACTGTTTTGCCGCCACCACCGACTGGTCGGCGAGCGACCGCGAATGCTGTCTCTTCATTTGGGTTGTACGAACCAGATATATATAATACATCAAACATCGTCGGGACGGAAGGGGATCTTCGAAGTTTCAGTTCGAACATCGTAAACATCGAGGGACGAAACACGTACACGACCGTCGTCCAACGCGGTGCCGGACTAGGCGCTCTGATTTCACTCGCCGCCATCGGTGCACAGGAACCCTACATGTACGGCGGATACTCTCATTGGATCCCACGGATACGTCAACATACACCTTTTACCCTGTCTCAACGCATGTTAGTTCCTGTCATTGTCACCGGACAAATGCTCGGTCAACTCGTTCAGATTCCGATTCCGACACGGGACGCCAAAGATCTAATCTCGAACATGTACTTGACGTGTACGCTCCCGGCACTTAGTGGATACTCGTACTGTGAAATGGTCGGACGGGCTCTCTTTTCGACGGTCGAACTTTTGATCGATGGTATATCGTACGAATTGCTGACGGACGATTGGTACATGATCCACGATCAGTTGTTCTTGGATGCTGACGAAAAGATGCGTCTGTACCAAGCCTTGAATGCCGGATATCCTGAGAATCAAACGGTTCCTGCACCGGAACCCATCTCGCTTCGTATTCCTCTTCAGTTTTTCTTTTCACGTTCGAAATACCAATCTCGACCTTACTTTCCTACATGTGCTCTTTCTCAATCGCAGATTATCGTTCGAATACAGTTTCATTCGGCGGCGTGGATCACGAACGCACCGTCGGATGCGAACGGAAATCCGGTCGATATATCGAACGTCCGTCTATTACTCGAAGAAGTTTCGCTCAGTCCTGAAGAACGTGTATTTTTTGTGTCGCAGCCACAAACTTTCAAAATTCCTCAAGTCTGGCGCGAAGCCGTCCAAGGATTCACGAGTGGACAGGTCCGTGTCAATTTCACAGCGAACTTTCCAGTCACCATGATGGCTTGGTTTTTCAGAAACAAAACGTACGAGAATCAAACGACGGATCCGAACGCGCCGAATTTCTCTCAACAACGATACAATTACGGGTATTCGACACAATACAACAAAGCATCCACGCCTGTTACATTCTTTAACGGAACGAAACTTAACTTTATAGATGTCATAGATACGGCCACATTGTACATCAACAACCAAAATATCCTTTCCAATTTCCCAGGTTCTTTGTATTACTCGTACAGACAACCGACCGATCATAGCATGTCGATTCCGACCAAGAACATATACATGTACTGTTTCGGGAAGAATCCGCATGTTTTGAGTGGAGGTCTCGATTTTTCGAAACTCAACTACCAGACATCTCATCTTGACATGTCATTTCTCAAACAATATGCGACTGAAATCACGGCAAATTACAACTTGCACGTGTACTACTACGGGTACAGGACTGTTCGAATTCAAGGGGGTCAGATTCTTTACGTGTGAACATATACAGCGGCGTATCCGACCGAATTGTTTCCACCGTATCCACCCGCCAAAAATTTCGACGCGTCGTGTGTGATGCTCACCGCCGAACCGAACGTGGGAACATGGGACATCTGAATCACCGTCGGATCGATGACCCAGATCGAACCCATCTGCGTGTATACGGCGACGGAACGTGCGTCCGGAGCACCGACAACCGCCACGTTCGAAGAGGATGAGAGCGCAACGGATGCTCCGAACGACGTTCCGGAACCGATCGTATTCGTCAGTTGTGTATGAAGCACCCATGAACTCCCCGTATAGTTGTACACACCGACATATCCACTGTTTGGTGCGCCGACGATGACCGATTCTTTCGTCGGTGATACGTGAACCGCGTACCCGAAGTTTGCCGTGTTCGGAAGGGTCGTCGGAAGAACGGACGGTCCGGTCCATGATCCACCGGAATACCTGTACATGCCGACGTATCGAGCGTTATATGCACCGACGGCGATGAGCGTTCCGTCATCGCTGATCGACACGGCATCACCGAAATTCGGTGCTGATCCGGTCGCTGTACTCGTGAGTACGGTTTCAGACGACCATGTCCCTCCGCTGTACTGAAATACACCAGCGTGTCCAGCGAACCCTCCGGCACGGGGGGCACCAACGACGACCGTGTTTCCATTACCACTGATAGCGACCGCCCATCCGAAAGTGTAATCGGTCGTCGTCGTGACGAGAGATGCTTTGAGTATCCACTGAGTTCCATTGAACGTGTACACGAACGCGGCTCCGGCACCGTTGTTCGCCGCCGGAGCTCCGACCACGACCGTATTTCCGTTATTCGAAATATCAACCGAATATCCGAAATACGAACCGGGACCAGTGACTGATGTGATCGGTCCTTTCTCGGTGATGACAGCACCTGTGTTCAAACCGGTTCCAGGGGCACTGATCGCGAAAGCACCCGAATCATTGATGGCGACCGACTCGCCAAAGTACACAGACGATGGGAAAGATGGTATCTCGCTGTAAAACACGTACAGGGGAAGAGGAGGCGCAGGAGGTATCGGAGCAAGAATGTCCGGTTGGAACACTTCTGAACCGGAT